AGGCGTAGACCTTGCTCTTTTTTAGCAGTTAAATTCTGAACAACACGCCCCGTTTGGTTCATTCTAACTACCAGCTTCTGGTATTCACTAGATAGTCTAGAGTTTAATATTGTTTCTTCTTTTATTGCTCTGTTTACTTGCTGCGTTTCATAACGGTGCTTAATTAACGCCCTGTTTGTAGACTCTGTTGCTGTTTTATTTTTTTCTATTTGAGAAATCAAGTTTCTTTCTAGTCGGTCTTGCTCCTTAAGTGCTGCGGCTGTTTGTTCAGATATTTGTACACGTTTCTGAAGGATAGCGTTTGCTTCCTTTGGTGTTTTTAGATCAAAAGTATTCTTAGGAGTCTCTCGCATCAATTGACTAGTTTTAACAATTTCAGCTTGCACCTCTTTTAAAAGGCGTATCATTTCATTTAACCCCTTTTGTCCTTCGTCTAATACTGGTAACTTATTTGCCATGAGCTTGCTTTTTTTGTTGGTTAACCTCCTCGGCTTCGTTGAATAGTTCTAACCATTCATCTACTGGCGTGTCTTTTAGGACGATTTTCGTCTCTAAAACACGCTCTAATTTTATTTTTTGCTTGAGTAAACTCATTCCTTTCTTGGTAGAAAAGTTTTTTAACTCATTTTGCTTGATGCTAATCTTTGTTTTAGCGGCTCTTAATTGGCGTTCTAGGTCTTTAATTTGAGGTTTTACCCTTCTTTTTATGTTAAATTTGAATCTCCATGCGTTGATTTCTGCGCCATAACTCTCTTTATTGGCTTCTGATAGTCCATAAATTAAAGTACTTAGCATGGTGAATCGTTTTTCCAAATAGTCTACTTCATTTACTAGTGCGTAATACATCTTAGATTTTGTATTCGCTGTTTTTTCATGCCATGTATTTTCTACAGTCTCCCATAGTTTCAATGCCTCTTTAGGTGGTTTTAACGTGCCTCTTTCGTTCCATTCGACAACTAAATAGGCAAGGTTGCCTGTTTGCTGTATTTTGTCAAATCGGTATATCGGTAAATCGCTAGTTCCTAAGTAGAGCATTATATTAAGTTTAGTTTTTGTGTTAGTTTCTTGTCTAGTTCTGGTAATATAATCTCAAAATTAATTCTGTAATTGTGTGCCTCGGTAAAATCAAATATATCTCCGTATGTGTCCTTTAAAAATGAAGCTTTAGCGTCATAAGAAAACAGCGTATAGGAGTCTTTGCTGTCAAATGTCAAATACAGCTCGTCAAATAAACCGCCTGTCCATTCAAAATTGAAAGGTTCACCCGCTATTTTGGGTTGTCGTGGTCTGTTGTCTGGGTCTGCTGCATAACTTTCTGTTGCCTTTGAATATCTTCCTATTACCTTCCCTTTAGCGTCCAATCCTAAGCCTAGTTGCTCATCTGTCAGTATCTTAAATACTTGCGTCCATTTATCCCTAAGAATTTGACGTATCATGTTAGAGAGGTTATTTTCAATACCCCTAACTCCACTAAGATATTTTTGTACTACTGCTGCCATATAAAAAAGCCCCACCCGTGTGGATAGGGCTGATTTTAATCAGATTTAAGTCGTTGTTATGCGACTGTTGCTGAGATTGTTCCTGACTTATATAACACACCGTCTAGTATTACACCAATACGGCTGTTTGGGTTGTCGTACAAGCTAGTTGCTATTACTCCTGCTGTTAAGGTTGTAACTGTCAACACATAAGTACCTGCTGTTACAGATTCATCAGCTGTCATTGGATTAGCTGCAACTCCATCTTTCTTTACTGAGAAATCACCAAATGCAAGTCCGCTAACTGCTTCACCATTTTGAGTTAATGACGCTTTTACAGTTAAAGTTATATCTCCTACTGCTGGCGCATTCACATACTCCAAATTCACTTGATTGACCCCTTCTAAAGTTCGTGGGTCAAAGTCTGCTTGCTTCTGAATGAATACATAGTTCTCATCTACTTCTGGTCTGTTTGTCAATTGAAACATAAGGCTTTCTCTTTGCCCTTCTGTATCTGTTGCAAACTTCAACTTCCCTCCTTGTAGCGTTCCTACAGAAAACCCTTTCAAACTTCCGTTTGCTGCTTTTGTCCCAAAGATATTACCTTCTGTATCTACGAATAAAACATCGTATGACCCGAAGCTATTTAAAGAAGTTAATGCTGCATGAAAATAAATTCCGTTCACGAAATCTACCATAAACTCGTAAAGACCTAAAGTAGTAACACGCTTTACGCCGTTTTCTAAAGTCTCAATCTGATCATCACTAGAATTGTCCGTAAATCCTTGGATTTTCTTAACGACTACTAACTTCCCCTCTGCTTGCAATTGCTCTGCATAGGTTGTATTTAAGGCTGCTGCGCCATTAAAAACGAATCCTTTTGGTACAAACCAAAGTTCCTGCGTTTTCTTTAATTCGGGTCTACACCCCTTCGTTCCTGTGCCTAGTACTGCGTCTAATCCGCATACTACTAAATTCCTAATGTTGTTTAATATTGCCATTTTAAATTAATTTTAATGATTTGTAATGATTTGCTTGTTCGTCTGTGAGTTTCACTTTTGAACCTGCAGCTTTCTTTGGACTTCCGTCTTTTTTTGAGCCTACATTTTTCAAAAGAACATACTCTGTTGTTTGAATCTTTGGTGCTTCACCTTCCGATTCGGTTTTTTTTATACCCATATTGTTGTGTTTATACAGTTATCGTTAAATTCTACTTCGTTAAATGTGATTTTTAAAGCGTCCCATAGTGCGATAGTGCCATGCGAATTTTCATCCTTATAATTGTTATCAGAGTAATTAGGGTGTTTAAAAATCTCCCACTTTTCTCCTATAACTTTTGTAACCCTAGAATCTGTCAACCCTTTTAATACTAAATCTGCTACTGGATTTAAAACAAGTTCAAACGCTTTCTTGTAGCGTTCTGGATTAAAAAGATTTTGGTCTTTCTCAAGCGTTGCAATAATCAATTCTACTCTTTTATTGCATCTTGACCCATAATTATAATGACTGTCTACACTTGGTAGTAGCCAAATCAATGGATAACTACCGTTCTTTTTCAACTCTAAATATCTATTTAACTCTAGTTTATCACCCCAGCTAAATTGTGGCTTTTGTGATACGTTTGAGTTTAGCACCTGTACTGGCATCTGATTGATTATATCTCTTAATATGTGTTCTGGCACGATCATATTCCTAACGAATTTTGGTTCTCATAAAACTTAAATTCAAAGTCTGGAAATGCCGTGGCGTCTAATTCGTTTTGGTCTGTTAAGAACCGATACAAAGAGACGACAGAATCATTATTTTGATAATAATCTAAGCCAACGGTTCCAAAGTGATTTCTTATAATCACTGGGTCGCATTGTGCCTGTGCTTGATACCCTTTAATAAAGTTTCGCCATGCTGAAATGTACTTTGGTGTATAGCTATAGTTCTGTGCGTTCTTGGCTTTGTTTTGAGCGACACCTGTTGTGGTGTATGTGCTTTCATCATTGCGTAAGAACTCACAAAAGATATAAGAGGCTACTAAACTATTCTTGTTGTAGCCTCTCAATCCCTCCCATAGATATTCCTTACCATCTAGTGTGTAGGTTGCCCCGTCCACTAAATCTTTCCATTTCTGCGCTGCGTTTGGCAAATCTGCCATTGCAGTGGTAAACTCATTAAACAGCGTAACCCCTAACGCATCTAACATTAACTGACGCTCACATATACCAATGAAGTAATCCAACTCGCTTTCCTGACTCGGAGAGTCTGAGGATGCGCTGATGTCTACCGAATTAGGAATAAAATTAATTCCCTTTAAGTAATATGTTTGGTCTGTTATTGTTGCCATGCTTTATTTTTTAGGTGCTGGTTTCTTTGCCTTTGAAAACGCTTTTACTGCTCCTGACTTAATGCAGCCTTTTGCAGTGCTCTCTGGCATTTCTATGGTATCACCTTTTTTGTAGCGACCCCATTTTTCAAGTATTACTTCAACCTTTTTCATGATTAAGGTGCTGTAATAGCTGTTTTGATCGTTGCGATGTCGTCATAAATGAACGCTTGTTCGTCTAATTTTTTAACGAATGCGTGAAAACGAGACTCCCCTAGAATTACAAACTGATTCTTGATGAAATCATCATTTACATACCCAATCTTTACGGTATACCCCGAATAGTTTGTAGTATTGTACTTACTCATGTCTGCAATAAAGATTTTCCCTGCTGGGATTGATCTTTCTGGAATGATTCTAAGCCCACCAATATTTACCACATTAAATAAACTTGCTGTTGGATATAAAGGATTCCCGTCTGTATTTTTAACAGATACAAACTGAATATAGAAATCAACTGGATTCACAACGCATAAAGAAGGCATATAGCTCGTTTCATCTTCATAATTATGAGTAGTGTATATGTCCGTAACACCTGCATTAATGACATCCATAATATTTGGATTCTTAACAGCGTTAGCCATTGCACCTGCTGTAAAAACTCTTCCATAAAGTGTTGCGCCCTTTGGATTCGGTGCTACACCGTCACCAAATAGGATTCCGCTTTGCTTCTTTAAATCGTGCTTTTTTCTTAAAAATTCATTAGCAACCGATTGTAAGCCTACTACATCTTCTATGGATTCATCTGTTAATCTAGTCCATGCAGCTGCTTTTACAGGCTTTGCGTAATTCGTCTCCCATGTAAAATCTATCTGAGGCTTCACAGCTCCTTCTGCAACAAAAGTATAATCTCCATCCTTTGGCTTAGCTTCAGTATATGGATATGCTGCTAAACTTGTACTAATGTTAGAAGTTAAACCTAGTAACTCTGCTCCTCTCAAGTTCACATTAGATAATGGTGCTTGCTGTGTACCTGTTAAATTAGGTGGATTTGTATTGACCCCTGTCGCTGTTGTGATATTTCCAACAACTTTAGAAACTAATTCAACCATTCCGCTACCAGTAGCTTTAATTGACTTAATCTTATCAAAGTTATCTTCAATAAACTTGTCAACTTCTTGTTTGAAGCTTTGCCCCATAACGCCGCCTGATTCTCCTAACCTAGTGATCTTCACGCCTTGTTCTTTTACAATTTCTTCGATTCTTGTGTTTTCTGACATTGCAGTGTCAAGAGCCGTTTTTAATGCCCCCATATCTTCAACTGCTTTAGTTAAAGCTTCTGGGTTCATTTCTTTTAAGGCTTCTGCAACTTTTGCATCTATTGCCTTACCAGTTTCTGTTTCTACTTTAGAAATCAGTTCTGTAAATTCTTGTTCAGTCATGTTTTTAAATTTTTAGATTAATATTTTTTATTGCTTCTGTAATATTGAAAGTGCCTTGAGCGGCTTTCGGTAGAGTGCCTTTCGACGGCTCTGTTTTAATGCTTTGTGTTGGTGTAATTGGATTACTTCCCATTGGTACGGCTGACCCTTCTACGGCTTTCGCTTCGGTTACCGCCCAAAATATTCCAGAGGCGTCTGCCTCTTCTTTGTTTGTGATCTCTGGGTAGTATTTATCCCATACCGCTTTCTCTTCCTCATAGCGTTCATCGTCAATTGCCATAAATATTTTTACATAACGCATCCCTACGCTGTGATTGTTGACATACCCCTTTGAGTATTGATTAAACATATACGGGTTGCGCTCTCTTTTCACGGTACTGTCAAATACAAGAGCTTGCGTACTGCCTTCTACCTCATAGCCTAGAGACTTCCAAGTCATTGTTTTAGTAAAAGCTTTTAAATCATCTCCTGAAGCTATAATGCTGCTAAATTCATGACTCTTATGCTCTTGAATATGCATCAATCGTTTGTTCTCTTTTAAAGACTTTTTCCAAAGACCGGGGATATGCACATCCTTGTGGCTATCCATGATATTGGTAGTGTTTATAATAGCCCTTACCTTAATTTCATTCTCATTAGAAACAGGGGCGTCAGCCTTTAACACATCACCCTTTGCGTTAGTTATAGGCGTGCTATATTCCAATCCATCAGCTTCCTTTAATACGCTCATCTTCTGTGCGATTAACGTGCTTTTGTTGGCTACCATAAAGTCGATTAACTCCGACTTACTTTGAAAGCTTGGTATCTCTAGTTTTTTCATGATTTTTATAAATTAATTCTCCCGTAATTATTTTGGAGGTTTTCATTTCCTTTAGCTTCTCAATTGATTCTTTTGTTAGATTAGTCTTCATTCGTTATAGATATTCCTTGATTATCAAATAATGCTTCAATGGTAGCTGTATCCATTTCAGCACGTACGAGCTTTTCGTATGCGGTTGCTATCTGTAAAACTTTATCGGCTTTCTTCTGCTCCGTATGCTGCATAACAGGCATATTTTTAAACGTAACTTTGATTGGAGTGTCCTCTAATTCAAAGTAGGACGTCCAACTATTTGCTAAATCATCTGCTACGGGCTGCATAACATTCTGTACAAAACCAATAAGTGCTTCTTTTTGATTTTCAAAGGTTGCACCTGTCTTATGTGCGGAGTATAATTCGTTTGGAATGCCAAATATCTCACGCACTAGTGTAGCGTTGGTTGCGATACTTTCCTCAAACCCTAAGTCTGAATGTTTAATGTGAATAGACTGCCAATTAATAGGGCTTTGGGTTGCAATACTTCTTCGCTTTCCGCCACCAAATCCGTAGTTATTTATTAATCGGTTTTCTATTTGTTCTTTGTCCTCTCCCGCTAAAGGCATTGACGACCCTAGGTTTGTCCCCTTTCCCTCATTGCTAAATATCTCACGCCCATTTGATTGGATTATGACGTTCTCTGCATCCCCTACAAGCCCTATATTAGACACTTGCTTAATCACTGCATCTAGCTTACTCTTACCTGTGATTGCGCTATACTCTGTAGTTTCTAGTCCGTTGGTTACGTCATAGAACGGAATAACACTATTAAGCTGAAATAGTCTCTCCTTGTCTGTCTCGTCTGTATATTTAAACTGCTGTTCAAAATAAGCATCAACCTCTGACTTGTCTATCATTAAAGCTGACAGCATATCGTCTGGAAAATCAATATTACCGCTGTTTAGATTGTATAGGTAGTCTGGTGTAAAGCCCATTGCCCCGTAAGGCTTCTGATACACATAGCCAAATACACACTTAAACCATTCAAATTGTTTTAGTAAATCTTGTTTGGATTGTAAAGGGTTGGGGTTGTTTATGAGTTTAATTACCTCATGGTCTGTTTCCATCTCACCTTTAGCACCCTCAATATAAAACTCTGCTTGGGATAGTATTTGCGCCCGTATAGAGATACAAGCAGAAACTACTGGGTTGTTGGTTGCGATTTTAAGTTTATTGCCCCCTAAGAAATTAGTATTCCTTTTTAAATTAAAATGAGACCCATCTTTATACCTGATATATCCTATTGCCCCTAAAGCTCTATCAATCAAATTCATTTGTAAAATCCATTTCTATCGGATTACCAAATATAATTCGCTAAACGCCTTGGACTTAGTCTAAATGTTACTCAAAGTTTCTCTTAAAGTAGTCTTGTGCGACATAAGATAGTAATGTAATACTGTCAGGCGCATCATCATGCTTGGCTTTTCCGTCCTTAGTATAGGAAAACAGTTGTTTCATCGCCTTGTCGTAGTCACTTCCTGCTTTATAATCATTCCTAAATACAAAGTGTGTCCTCACAAAGTGGGCGTTTTGTATAATTCTAGAATGTTTATTTGCGGTTTGAAATACTCCTATTAATTTTGTCTGCGAAGTTGTATTTTTCTGAACGTCTTTGTAAAATAATGACCCGTGATTATTCGTTTCAATCGCACAAAAATTAAGGCTGTTATGTTTAATTAATCGTGTAGATTCTGGGATGGTATACTCCGTGTTTTCTCTAGTAAAAAGCCAATCTGTTACGTATATCTTTGATCCCATCACATACCCTATTGGGAAGCTCAAGAAGTCCATACCCTCATCTGCTACATCAATAGCACCTATACGCCCCTCTATTCTATTTTCGTCAAAGTCATTGCCTTGGAAGTACTCGAAGTCTGATTTTAAGAATACCAATCCTTTTTGAGGCTTGGGGTCTTGCTGATACTGATTCTCAAATACTAATTCATTAACTAGTTTAAGCTTCATTAACTCCTCAATAGTATGTTTAAATGACCACAAAGCTGTTCCTTCTTCACTAATAGCGGGCATCATTAACACTTCCCATTCGTCAGGTTCTAGGTCTATAAGATAGCCGCTTAGATCTCGCTCGTGTACACGCTGCATCACAATGATAATAGGGGTGTTACGACTGTTAGTTCTTGAACGTATGGTATTGTCAAAACGTTGATTGATCTTCTCACGCATATCAGGAGAGTCCGCATCTTCTGGTTTGATTGGGTCATCAATGATGATTGCGCCTTGAAACTTGTTTTGCATGACATCCACGTCATTAAGAAACTCATTAACTTCTTTTGTTTCGTCTTCAACCTGTCCAGCTCCAAACCCTGTAATTTGACCCCCCGAAGCCGCTGCATAGATACCGCCTCCTTGGTCTGTGTACCACTTACGTTTAGATTTGCTATCTTTTTTTAGTTTGACTTTGAAAAACTTTTGGTAGTCATCACTTTCGACCAAGTCTTTAACTGATTCGGAGTTGTCTAGCGCTAGTGTCTCTGAATATGAAGTGTGTATAAATTTAGATCGTGGATTCAAAGCTAACCCCATAGATATAAAACTCTTTACCAAGAGTTCTGTTTTCCCATACCTTGGCGGCATATTAATAATAACTCGTGTTAACTCCCCTTTAAATACACGCTTCATTATACGACAAATCTCTTTGTGGTGGTCGTTTACTACAAACTTTCGGTTAAATGTTTTCTTGAAGAAATATCGAGTAAAGAATAAGGGGCTGTCTAGCAGTTTTGCCCTTACATAATCTTCTTCCGTTACCTTAATAGTCGGAGTTAAGCTCTTCATCTAATATTTTCTTTTGTTGTGGCGTTAAGTATGGGGTTACTAGCGTTCCTTTCTGCTTATTATCCTTCTCATAGAAGCCCGTATGCTTATGAATCATTTCCATAGCCTTTTCTTTACTTACAAAATGAAGCTCGATGATGTCAATAGTTTCTACTATTTCAGCTTTAGAATTTTTAATATGCCTTTGCGTGTGCTTGTATTTAGTAACTAATCTTCTAAATTCGATAGGAAGCTCTTTTATCTGTTCTGCGGTTAAAAGAATGGTCTCCGTTATATCAGAGTAAGCCCATCGCTCTAACTCGCTTAAAAGTGCCTCGTGCGATGTTTTGAGAGCTTCCTGTGATTGGTTTTGTTTTTCTTTTAGGTAGTTTTGAACCTTAGTAATACTTAGTATGTTTGAATAATTGACATCTGCCGTCTCATCACTGGCATCAGGATAAAACTTTTGATATGCTTTTCGTCCATTAAAACCATTGACAAAATACTCATCTACTACTAGTTTATATTTATTAAAAGTTTTTTCTGTCATTGTTTTCATTCTTAATTAAATAACATTTTCTTGTCTCATTTCCTTTTCTTCTTAGAACACTAATCTCTATAACTCCAATCTTTTCAAAGAATTTTAAGGTACCATAAACAGTCGCTCTGGAGATAGAGAAGTTTAAAGGTATTTTCTTCAATACCTCGCTAGCAGAGAATATACCCCCAACTTCTAGAATTATATTCAATATCTTTAAACGCTCCTCGGTGATGGGGATGCTATGCCCGTGTTTGTTTTTGTTTTTGCAGCAATAGGCTTTGAACCGCTGTATAACATCTGCTTTACTG